CCATATTCATTATATTTTTCGATACCAAAATGAATATCACTTGGCCAAGAATCATCGTAATTATAAAACTCACCGATTAACATAAAATACTTGCCACCATAATAAATTGGTTGTGGTGTGATTTCACCAGTAATATTTAATAAGTGATGGGTTATGTAGATACCGTCAAGTTCTACAGTTCTTGATTCTGTTGGTCCACCAGATTTCAAATATTGGTCTATAAACAATTCAGTTGAGTCATTAGTTATTTTAAAAGTACACATTTCTCATTCATAAATTAAGTACGGCAATTTTCCGTCCTCATTTCGACCCCTATACATATAAGTTTTTGGGTCAGCTTCATGTCTCCAAGGACCATAACTGCCGTGTTTAGCACAATACAAATCAAAATCTCTTCCTGTCTTACCCTCACTGACGAAAGTTTTATAGGTTCTCCAGTATGCAATCTCACGTCCATCACGCGATTCTGAATATCTAATACACAAATCTCGCAACTCTTTTGGTAAGAATTCATATTGTTCAAACCGACCTATCATATGTTTTGCGACCTCATCATAGTTAAAATCATCACCAATTGATACTGGAACTAATTCTTTTACACCCGCTAAATATATATCAACTCTGGCGCTCTCAGGATATTTTCTCAACACATCGTACCCGCAAGTTGAAGTATTTTCTAATGATATACCAATTGATATTGCGTCAACACAAGTTTCTTTAATCCATATTGGATAAGCTTGAAATCGTGGTTTAATAGAACCAATATCATAAGTTCCTCTTATGAACCCCTGTCTTATAGGAACACGTTCTTTGACGTAATTATTTGGCCAGTTTATCCGCTCAAAATTAAAATCTCTAGTTTCAGATTTTAGAAAAAGAATAATGTCTGTAAGTTTATTAGACTGTTTTGAGTTGTACTCTTTACTTTCAAATTCCTCATAAGAGTATCGCGCAACAATATCAGCGTCAGTTTCAATTAACCAACGATAAAGTGAATAAGTTGAGTTTATACCACCTGAGAATGGTATGAGTATTTTCATACTAATCCCACAAATTTGTGTTTACCTTCACAAGAAAACAGTCTTTACCAAAACAATCTTCCATATAAGAACTACAATGAATTCTTGAAGTCTCAAACATTACAACTTGACCAATATTCCAAGGAACAGATTCCGCAAAACTAAATCCATGTAACATCTCAATTGGATGGTGTTGCAAATGTTTTTCCCAAATTTCTACATCAAAGGGTTCATCGGTATATCCAACTAAATTGCTATAATCAAAACCAAATTTCCATCCTTTTGCACCATGCTTTCTATAGAATTTTTCGTCGTCATTTTCGGGTTCAATTCCAGACTTTGCAGACCAAGGAGTTTTTTGATCAAAGTATACAGTCTCAGTTGTTCCCGCACTTCCATCTTCTTTGTAACATCTTAGTGGAAAGAATACTGTTGTGTTCGCAGGCCGAGGTTTTTGTCCTGTCCTGTTGTGTGATTTCCAATCATCACCTAGATAATTTTCACCATCATTGTGTATATGAATTGGTTCTTTGTAATACCCATACCTACCTTGAGTATTTGGTTCATACCCAATAATTGGTTTTAGAATTTCATTGAAAAGTTTCCCCGCCTTAACCTTTTCATCTTCAGTGAAAATTTCGAAATTAGTATGACCTTGCATAGAATCACTTATCTCATCTATTGGCAACCCACTATCGGATATTTTTCTATATCCCAAATAATTTTCGTTACTTTCATACGCGAATTTTCGAACTCGTTCTAAAACTTGTAACTCTTCTTCTAAATTTATTAGATTATCAATTACCGATAAAGGCACATCTGCATAATGAAACATGTTATCACTCATCTTCACCTGTCACTGAATTATAATTCTTCGCATCCTCAAAGAACGAGGTTGTTTCACTAAATCCAAAATCATCATCAGCATCAGCACTCGTTGGGTTTGGTGTAACTGCGTATCTCTGTTCTCTCTTAGGTGACTGATCAGGTAGGTCTGTATACTGGTCAACCTGTACAGTCTTAATAACCTTACTAGAGGTAACAGGACCGTAGAGATGGAACTTAGCAGTAAAAGAGAGAGTGTAGATAATGGCTCTACGGTTTGCAAAGTCACCCTGATAATCGTCTTCGTAACCAATACTGTTTAGAACAACAGGGACATCTCTCTTGATACCCATGTCTGTGTTATCATTTAGTGTGATTGTGTAATCAGGTTGAAAGTATGGTAGAATTTGTTCCACAATCTGCAACGCATCATCTGACTGTTTTGACAGTATATAGAGTTCAAAGTCAATGTTGTATGGAACAGGCATATATTGCGTGTCCAACTGATCAGACTTTGCACCCTTCACTTTCTTGAACTTCTGCACACGTTGTAGTTTGCGTGATGGGTCATATGTCATACCCGTAATCTCAAACCCAATACGAGGTAAAGTTACTGCGGTCTGATTAGACAAAGAAGGGTCGTCATTCAAACGAACAAGGAACTTCTGCCGTGGACCATATGCAAGAGGAACCTTCATAGACTGTTGAATGGTTCCACTGTTGTCTTTACGAACAAGATGAATGTCATTGAAAAGTGAGCCGAAAGAAACGACTACCTTACGAATGGTTTCATGGTAGAATTGTTGTCCCAACATTACGATACTTCTCCTGCATCACCGAATGGATTTGATTCGCTGAAGTCTAGGATAGTGTCATCCAATTCATCGAACAGTTCATTCTGATTGACCTTATCTGTCACTTGGTCACCCACTATATAGTCCTCATTGATGAAGTATGATGCATCACCAGTATCAGCAGCGTTCTCAAGTAACAATGCACCACTGTCATCTTCAAGTGTGAACTGATAGGTGAGTGCATCCATTGAATCTGCATCTTCGATTGCATCAATTGCAGCAATGCCTGTGTCAAGAACTTCTGAACCATAATCAAATGTGCGACACCGCATTTTGTATACGGGGTTGTTGTCGAGTTGATGGAATGGTTCATCGTGGTCAACGAAGTTAATCTCAAACAGCTTACCAAGAATAGGATGGTAGATTGCATCACCTTCCTGCGGTCTATCTGCATCTGTAGAGTCTGCCTCTGAGATTAGATACCCACTCTCGTATGAAGATGAAATGTCAACCTCGTCACTGTCTAGTGTTCCATCTTCAAGTAGAATAGAACCAGTAAGAGTATCTGTGCCACTCTCAATTGTAAACTGCTTGGTTATATCTCTAAATCTATTTTTACTGACAATGAAAGTGACTTCACTAAGGTTCTGTAAACCAAACTGTGTCATCAATTCTCGTTCACCAGCATACCCACCACCAGAGTTCTCAACATACATCTCAATCTTTGCCTGAGTGTTGAACTTGGATAGAGAGTCTTCGCCAAGGAATGTATCCTCTGCTACAAGTGTGCGGTCAAGATAATAAACATCGTGACCGTAAATCTGAATTGCCTCTGCAATCAAGTCTGCATACAGATTTTTCTCTGTAGTAAGTGCATGTTGATTGTTTGTGTGAAATGCTTTATTGACTGCCATGTTTATCCAATCATGTAGTTAACTGGTAGTTCGAACGTAAGTTTCATCTCTTCTTCAAGTTTATTGATTTCTTCTTGTGCTTGGTTATAAATTGTCTCACCATTCATTGTGACACCACCCAGCATCTCTACACCACTAAACTTGGAAAGGTTTGCACCCCACTGTCTCTTAATAAGAGCAGTTGCATATCTCTTAAGATACATATCATTGAACATATCTGTGAAACTTGTTGGGTCTAACTTTCTATAACACTCAATAATAATGTAATCCTCTCCAGCAGTAAAGTCATTTTCCCAATCTGCATCAATATAGAGTCTTTCTTGATGTTGATTAAATCTAATAGGAGTTTCACCAACAAGAATATGTTCCAGAAGGTCTAGATTGTCCATAGCCATCTTATACTGAATAACAGAGGTGGATGAGAGGTCAAACAAATCATTAAGACGTAACTGATAACGAACATCAAACATATTTGAACCACCGCCTGTATCTGTAAAGGGGAACACCTGTACAACAGATATTACAGAACTTGGAACAGGTATCCAGTTCTTTCCTTCCAACCAATCAGCAGTTATCGTTCCATCTACAACATCTGTGACTGAAGTTGTTGTATTGTCTCTTGCACGGGTAACATCTGCTTCAGTAATCAGATGCTTGAGATACATTCTCTCAACCCCATCGTAGTGATACTCTGCGAAGAATTGTAATGCCTCGTCAATACGGTCATCAACTTGGTCATCTGACACGTTAATGTCGATAACCCCATATCCAAGGTTCCGTAGACAATAATTCTTGAAGTCTGTTCTGGTAGAAGGTATTGCCATTAGAAGATTCCTTTTTTATATATTTATAACATTATGTATTGTGAGGTTTCGTTGGTAATGGATGATTGCCATAAACATTATGTCTAGTTTCTTTAACACTGTCTTTTGTGTAATATTTTCCGTATTTTCCCTCTTTCATAATTAAATCATCAAGTTCCTCTGCACTAAACCCTTCGTGTTTCTTTTTATTATACCATTCCCAACACTTACACTTAGAACATTCTCCACAAGGACAAATGGAAATCAACTTTTGTAGTTCTTGTGGTATTGATTCCCATGTTTGCCACCGACCCATAGGTTTCGTTTCACGACTCATTAGGGGCCAATCAATAAGAATATCTGTGTAATCTCTAAAAATAGAATGATCTAATCTAGTATATGGATTACCCCTTTCATAAAACTTTCCAATAGGTTCTGTAGTTTGAAAATACCAATTAGAGGGACTCCAATTATATGTATTATAACCCATGCATATCAAATCTACGTCATGCATTTCTGATAACAGTGCAATATTATATAATTTTGACCTTATGGTTTCTAACATGGTATCACTAGCACGATCTTCAAACTCTGCAAAACCAAAATCAAAATCACGGACGTTTTCTTTCAACCAAGTACAGACAATAGGATACTGTTCTAAATCTTGATCAGATGCGTCAAGGTGAAGTATCCTTGATATTACATCATCCGTAGTTTCAGTAAGAAGTTTATATAAAAGATATGTACTGTCTGAAGAAGAACTATTTGCCGCAAAAATTTTCATAGTCTTTCCACTCATGTGGTTTGTTTAGTCGATTAGTGAAATGTACATATTTAATATCTGGATGAAACTCTCCACCCATGTATATGTAGTCATTACCCGTGAGTTGTTCATACTTCTGTGTCATGTTATAGTTCCATCGGTTAACACTGCCTGAAACTACATCGTCACTAACAACCCATCGTGTGAACCACTCGTTTGGTAATACAACAAGGTCCAACTGTTCTTTAACACTATCCTCTACGAAATACTGTTCTCCGTTCACTGGTCCTGTTGTCGTTCCATTCTCAATGTAGAACTTCTGCCAGTGATGAATGTCACTCATAAACTTGTCGTAGATATATCGACAGTCCTTTGGGTAGTATTTGAAGAACCCTCCATTGATGCGATACTCGTTGACATCGTTTCTCCACCATCCCGGCATAGCAACAAACTGTCCCCGTTCAATCGGATAGTCAAATATTTTCTCATAGTCGTTAATGAGAAGAACATCAATGTCCATCACACAGATAGGCTCGTCTGTATCCATCTGCATACCCCACATCTTATTCCACTGTAACGTTACCTTATCATGGTATGGCTCTCGTATCCAGATGATGTTATGGTTAGATAACTTTCTCTCTATATACTCTTCGTACTCTGGTCCATATTTGTCACCGATACGAACTGCTACGATATCCATTTATCATATCTCTGTTTTGTTGGAGTAAATCCTCGTAAATAAGTTCCATCTGCGTGTTTTAAAACATCCAGTAAATTATTATACGAATTGACCAATTCATCTAGAGTATAATATGCGTGTGACATGTGATAACAAAAGATATTAGTTGCGTCGAAAAACACAGTTTTTCCTTGAATTTTTTTCAAGAGTTTATCATAATCTGGTGATATAACAT